TATACAACTATAGTTGCGCGGGCCCAGGCCGGAAAAATCCTACCAGATTTGAACTGCAACGGGGCATGTAGTTCCTACCAGGTTTGAACTTAGGGCAGGCCAGACCCATAACCCCAGTTGATGGCCACGATCAGATCCGCTATAATAAACCCAAAGCCAGATCGAGAGCCCGAGAGCCCAGAGCAACGCCATGCCAGAGCACCATCAACCATACGGGGCGATGAGTGACAAGGAAGCGATCGACGCTCAGTTCACCGTCGTCAACGAGCACCTGCAGCAGGCCGTAGACACCGACGGGTTGGGCGGCTTGGAACCGACTATCAACACTGGCGACGACCCCGATCGTGACCTTCAGCATGAACCCCAATCAGACCGCGAGCGAGAGCGCGAGCGGGACACCGAGCAGGAGCCGCGTGCGCTCAGCCCATTCGATGCGGCCAGTGCCCCCATCGTGCTGCCGGAGCACACCTCACGCAGCGACGCAATCCACCTACTCTCCAGGGAGATCCCGAGCAATGAATATGGATTCCCGCTCTTCTTCTATCGCTCGGACCTTCTTCCGGCGGAACTTGAACTCCTTACGCAGGGAGATCTTGATCAAGCAGCGGTCCGACTCGACTACTCCGAAGGCTACCCCACGTATGGTGCTCAGAGTAGTCCTTGGTGGGAAAGGCTTCCACATGAGCCGGCCGAGCCCTACACCGCCTTCACCAAGTACCTCGACCAGCCCGAAGAAGTCGGGATCCGACAGATAACCCTCCTCTCAAGGGATGAGCACCTACCCACCAATCAAGTAGTCGCCTGGGCTCGGGAATACTACTGGGCGCGGCGGGCACACGTGTACGATGCCTTCATAACCGCGGCAGACAAGAAGCGGAAGGAGTTCCTCCAGCGGAAAGTTGAGGGCCAACACTACCGACAAACCCAGGGCATCATCTCGGACCTAATGCAAGTGTTCGAGCCAGATGACCACGGGACTCCTTGGTGGAAACGCCTGGATCCAAAGGAGGCTCTGGACGCTGTGGAGCGCATAATGAAGCTCCAGCGGTTGTCGGTGGGCCTCAGTGTGAACGGGAACGCTGGCCTCGTCGCCAACCCAATCGAAGGGTTCACTGTCGCTGCCGTGATGCGCGAGGTGACCAAGCAAGGGGCCCTCGTCGCGGAGAACATGGACACCGACCTGATGCGTGCGATGGCCTCAGCCGAAGATCCCAGCATGATCGCGCGTGCGCAACAGCTGATCATCCAGTTGAGACGCGGCACGCCGCCAGCCTCACCGGGGCCCACGGGTGAATCTTCTCAGAGCCAGCCCGCGCGATGAGCGATAGGCCAGACAAAGCATGAGCTTTAGTTACTCCCCAGATTCCTCGCTACGAATGGGCGCGCACTCCGAAGCGCAGCTCGCGGAACTTGTGGGTAATTACAAACTGACCCCGGCAACTCTGATGTCGGAACTATGCGACTGGTGGTTACCGGCCCCTTTCCTCCAGTACCTCAGTGCTGAAATCGCATGGGCCATCCAACGTGGGTCCTGCGGCCTTCTCGTCAGCGCCCCGCCTCGGCACGGCAAGAGCAAGCTCATCACCGTTGCCACCCCTCTATGGGTGCTGGAACGCTACCCAGAGAAGCACGTCGTCGTTGCCACGTACGGGGAAGATCTGTCCACCGACTTCTCCCGTGAAACCAAAGACCTGATCAATGGAAATCCGGACAAGCTCGCAGTCAGGCTTCGGCAAGATGTTAGGCGTGTCGCCAACTTCCTCACGACGAAAGGCGGCGGCCTCAAAGCAGTCGGTCTCCGTGGGACCATCACTGGGCGCGGTGCTGACGTTCTCATCATCGACGACTACATCAAGGAGCCTAAGGAGGCGCTTTCTTACGACTATCTGGAGGGTATTAAGACTTGGTACACAACTGTCGCCCGTACCCGTCTTGAGCCTGGTGCTGTGGTCATCATCGTGGCAACTCGGTGGGTCACTGGTGATCTTCATGGTCACATCGAGCGTCTCGAAGCACGTCGCCCTCGCCCATATTACAAGATCATCAAGATACCGGCGCTGGCTATTCACACTGAGGACCCGAAGACAGGCCGCACGATTCCGGACTTCCTTGGCAGGATGGAAGGGGAACCGCTCTTCCCAGAACGGTACACCGCCGAAGCCCTAGAGGACATCCGCTACGAACTGCAGAACCGGTGGTTCGAGGCGATGTTCCAGCAGAACCCCCTTGCCGATGATAGCGCAATCACCAACCCTGCGAACATACAGGACATCACAGAGGAGGATTTCGCAGCTCTCCTCACCCGAACTGAGGAGCAAACCGGCCGAATCACGTGGATCCGCAGCTGGGATTTGGCCTCAACCAAGGACGGTGGTGACTTCACCGTGGGCCCCTTACTGGCCTGGGACAAGATGGATAAGCGCCTTTACATCGTCCAGATGCCCAGAGGACAGTGGAGCGCAGGCCGTGTTGAGACCCAATTCAAGTACTATGACGAGGCGGACGACCCTGCGATCCCGTGGATTATTGAGCAGGAACCCGGCTCCCAAGGCGAATATGCGGTCGAACATTTCCGCAAATTGGCGCCAAAACGGCGCATAATGGAGATGAAATCGGCCTCAAGCGGCAAGAAACTGCTCAAAGCGGAGCCATTTCTGGCCGAAACCGAGCGACACGGCGTATATATGCTGAAAGGGCCGTGGAATCGCGCATTTCTGGACGAATTCGGCGGTTTCCCAGAGGGGATGAACGACGACCAGATCGACGCGATCGCCAATGGATACAACCAGTTGGCAGGGAAAAAGCCCCTCCGAGCAGTATGGGGTCGCAGCAAAGACGTCGCAGAGGCCAAGGCAAAACTGGAGAAAGGTGGGGGAGTGGTCTCAGGACCATCGCGTGCAACCTGGGGTCGGAACCTTCCACAGACTGTAAATACGCGTGAAGGGACCACAATGAGGGTCCGCAGAGCCATGTTTTCTCTAGGCAGGTGACACATGAGCGACACGATCGACCGGCTTCCTAGGGTTGCCCGCAATCGAATCCCTGGAGTGGCGCAGGGCAAGGGAGGACTTCGTACCCAGGAGTTCGACCCGTTCTTCATGTTCAACCGCCTCTGGGGATTCTTCTGGGGGAAGCGGGACTACTACAAGGTGTTCGGGTGGGACCCAGTCATCACCCCGCAGATGATCTACAGGATGTACCAGCGTGGCGGGATCGCCAAGAGGATCATCGAAGCGTACCCCAAAGAGACCTGGTCAGAACCTCCAGAGCTGCCTACGGTATCGGCGAAGTTCGACAAGACTTGGGCTGCCATCGTGTTGGCTCTGGACCTCTGGTCGGAGTTCTACAAGTGGGATAAGCTCAGCAGGATGGGCCGGTACGGTGTCCTCCTCGTCGGCAATGGGGATGCCAACCTTGAGACTGAGATGACCACTATGCCCGCAACGGGCCCGGTGTACATCCAGCCATACTCGGAGATGTCGGCGCAGATCACCCAGTGGCAGACAGACGCCCAGGATCCCAGGTTCGGACAGCCTCTGCAGTACACCATATACCCAGACCTCTTGGAAGCGCAGACACGTCCTCCGATGATGACGTCATGGGGGTTCCCTACGCGCCGCAGCTTCAAGTGCCATGCGAGCCGTATACTGCATGCAGCCCAAGGGCCTCTAGAGGACAACATCTTCGGCACTCCGATGTTCGTCCCCATCTGGAACTACCTGACTGACCTCCAGAAGGTGGTTGGGGGTTCGGCTGAGAGCTACTGGCTGACTGCCAATCGTGGGTTGCAGCTGGACATCGACAAGGATATGTCCCTGGACCCAGAGGAAGAAGCGAGTTTGGACCAGGAGGTGGAGGAGTACGGGGATCAGCAACGCCGTGTGCTGCGTACCCGTGGGATCACGGCCAAAGATCTTGGGGCCAAAGTCGCAGACCCTCGTGGCCCATATTCGGTGATCCTCCAGTTGCTATCAGGGTCGACAGGCATCCCTACCAGAATCATGATTGGGTCGGAAGCTGGTCACCTCGCCTCGACGCAAGATAAGTCTGCATGGAGCCAAGAGGTTGAGGCATATCGAGCGCTGACGGCGGGCCCCAAGTTCCTCATCCCGTTCATCCAGCTGTTGGTGAAGTGCAAGGTACTCCCGGATCCCAAGGATAAGCTGGAACCCCTATGGCCTGATGCATATCGTGCCTCGCCGTTGGAACGTGCGCAGACGGTGAATCAGTTGTCCACAGGGATCATGAACATTGCACTGGCCATGTCCAAGATCGAGAACCTGCTGAGCATTGAGGAAGCTCGCCGTATTATCGGCACCCCGTCGGACAACAAGATATTCGAATCCCAGTCTGAGGATGTTCCCACTTCGGGTACCAAGGCGAAGCTGCAGCCGCCTCCTGCAATTCCTGGTGGGGGTGGGGCGGGTAAAGGTACCACACCCGGCGCAGGTAACGAGGCGACTCCTGGATCGTCCGATTCCTCGGGTGCTGCTGGTCCAGGGTCATCTACCACTTCACCTGCTTCAGGCTCCGGCGCGTAACGGCGTAACGTCGTAAATTCGGAAGGCAATCCCCTCTCGCGGCCAGCCCGAGGGAGCTCACTGGTGAGTTCGCGCCCCGTTTACCGGGATTTTACCCCTCCTCTCCCTGGTTACTGAGGGGAAAATTCTGCACGAACCAGAAATATTGGTTGACCCAAATATCAGGTCTTGATGTCCTCGCTATTGGGCTATATAATACTCTTGACTAGGAAGACC